CGACACGCACCCCGCCAGCAACGCCAGCCCTACCGCACCGATCAGAATTCGCATGTGATCCCTCCCTTGAAACCAGCGACTGTAGCAGCCGAACTGGCCGGGCATCCAGCGTGGATGGAAAGCCAGTATCAAAGATCCCTGGCAGCGTAGTAGCGTTGTGCTGCCACGGCTGCTTCTGGCTGTGCCCGTCCAACCAACCTGATCGAGATTAGCAATGCCACCAGACGCAGAAGAACTCCGCCGCAGGACCGAAGAAGGTAAAAAGGCCATGGAATTCAAGGATCTCGTGGAGTCCGTTAACTACGACATCCTAGAACAAACCAAATTTGGCCTCTCAAGCACTGTCTACAGCTTGGGTGAAGACAAGAAAGATTTCGCTCCTGATGTGCTTAATTATTTCAGCGAATCGGAAGTGAGCATCCGGTTTAACGAGGATACGAAAAAGCTCCACATCAGCTGGAAGCTCCCAGAAGAAGAATGACGACTAACCGCCCCAGTCCGCTGCCGGAAAGCCCATGGACGGGGCGCTGTGACCTAGGAGGTCAAATGAGCGATAACGTTGAACCGATGACTAATGACACACTCGACGGATCCTACAATTACGGACTCTTGTCAGTGCTTCAGGTGCTTGCAGGCACCCTCTATGACAAAAGCACCCCGGCTGAGCGGGAACACCTCAGAGCACAGCTCGCCCAGGCCAAAGCGCGCCCAATCGCGAAATGGAATCGGAAAGAGGAAATTGATTTCTTCGAGACCCCATTCGAGTCAATTGAGTCGGTGCTGAGCGGGCTCGACGCGCAGTACGCCGAGAGACAACGCGGATAATCGCTGCCGAACTTCTTTCATAGCGCTGACTTTCGACAGCAGAGCACTTCGTTCTGCTGTCTCTTTTTCCTGCTTACTCATCTCTGACTCCTGCGGCATCGCCGCTTCATTTCGCGTCCCGAAGACGCAATACAAGGCGCGTCCGGTCGAGCCATGGCCCGCCGAACACGATGATTTCTGATGGCCTGCCAAGCAGGTGGTGGAGCATGAAAGGTCCAGGACCGATTATCTGGGCATGCTCCTCGGGCAACTGCGCGGCAGCGCCAAGGTAGATGCCGGCGTGGTTTGGGTGAGCTGTGCGCCCCACAGCCATGACAATCATGTCGCCACGCTGCGGCTGGCTGACCTGGTAAAATCCGGCCGCCTCGTAGGCCTCTTCATACATACTCGGCCCGTCACCCTTCTCCCACCATCCTTCCTTCCGGTTGTAGGCCGGAAACTCAAGCCCCCATTCCCGCTTGTACCAGTCGGCACAAACCTGCCAGCAGTCCCATGCACCGTGCACGAACGGTCGGCCAAGCAACGGCGTGTGCCCGGTTGGAGTGATGCTTCGCAGGTCGCCTTCCGGCCACGACAGGATGTGCCAGGGCAAGCCCGTGGCTTCGCACATGGCCAAGTCGCGGGGCGACGGCCTGCTGGTAGCGTCCGGATGTGAGTGAACGATCCCGATCACCTCGCCAAGATCCTCGGCTGCAGCGTAGGCTTCAGGCGAGATACGGAATTCCTCCGATGGCTCTGTGGCAGTGTTCTCGCAGGCCACGTACCGGTGTGAGCGACCAGCAGAAATGATCAGTCCGCAGCACTCGCGCGGGTACTCTGCCGCAGCGTGCGCCTGCACGGCAGCGAGGATGTGTTTGCGCATGGTCAACTCCGTGCGATCAGGGAAACAGCCGGGAAGCCGCCGAAAGGCAGTTGGTTGCCCTGGCCGTGTCGAACAATGCAGCCCGAATCCAGGCAGCCATTGCACTGGTCCTTGGCCGGGTCGTCCGTGGGGTTGCCGTCGAGGTCGAAGTAAGGGCCGGTGTAGCCGCAGTTCGGGCCCCGGTAACCTGCAGTCATTGCCCAGTGACAGAGCTGCGTCATCTGCCGGCCGATCGTTTCCCCGCCAACATCACCCGGGCTGGCCAGCTCCCAGGCAACCGTGGTGCCGCTCTCAGAAACCTTCTGATCGATGTACCAGACCTCGATCGCCTCCTCGGTCGGATCAGCCTCGGGGTTGCCGCTTTGGAAATTTGCCGCGTCCAGGTAGCGCGCCATGGTGTGACGGATGGTCAGTTTGAACTCGAGCAGGTTGTCGAAGGCCAGGCACAGAGCCGTAATCCTGCCGTTGACGTTACCGACCGTCAGCGTGGGCCGCACGGCGGTGCCGTCCGAGTTCGCCTCAATACCGTCGATCTGCATGGGCCATGCGCCATACTCGTTGCCCTGCCACCAGATCGACTTGGCCGGCAGCTGATCGGCGTTCGCGCCAGCCGCTGCAAGCTCCTGAGGCGTGTGCGGTATAGCATGCCCATGAAATCGCAGCGTGTCCGCTCCGAAATCGGAGCCGTCCAGTTCGAACAGCAGGATTTCCGCGCCCGGCTCCAGCTTCTGCAGCTGAGTGATCAAGCTCATGGATGAAACGCTCTCTCAAAGGTTGCCGTCAGCACCACCACCCCACCCGGCTTGCGCTGCTGCCGAAAGGCCTTGCAGCGGTACATGCCGAGTACACCCTCGGGGTTGGTCCACAAGAACGCGGTAGCGCCCCGGTGCCGTCTAATGAAGACGAGGATGGGCGCGACCTCGTCCGCCAAGCCGCCGAACGAAAGCGACCAGCTGTCTGTTTCGGAATTCAAGCCATCGGTGGACACTTGGGCATAGTTGTCACCGAACTGTGATGTCCGAGTCCGCAGGGTGCTGTCACCGCCGGCCTCGTCGTCAGGAGTCCAGGTAAATGTTTCGATCGCCATCAGCGTCTCCCGTTGCTGTTTAGATAGCTCACGCCACCGGCGCGCCAAGAGTCGGCAATGGCTCGATCAGCTACACCCTGCATCTGCTTCTGCAAATTCTGCTGAAGCGCAGTGCTATCAAGCTCCATACCATCTGAACTGCGATCCTCCACAGTGACAGCCACGGGCGCATTCACTTGCACCACAGTCGAGCCCCCGCCGGCACCACCAATCATCTGCACGCCCAGGGATCCGTCGGAGCCGCGCGCCAGCGGCATGATCGCTTCAGGGCCAGCTTCCCCGACAACGCCGAGATCCCCTCCAGCCAGGCCAAATGGAGTTGGGGTGTTCACTATGCTGTTTGTGAAGGCGCCACCTTTGGCAAAGAATTGCACGCCTCCATCCCAGCCGCCCCCCTTAGCCTGCTTCACGCCAGACCAATTGCTGAGGTAATCAGAGCCGTAGCCTGCCTGAGATGCGCCCAAGTTCGAAGAAACTGCACCCGCCGATCCTGTCGGCAGTCCATTTCCCCCGCCGCCGCCAAACCAGCTACTTGCAGCGGATACACCCAGGCCCACCAAGCCACTTAACAGCGAACTCGCGGCTTGTTGACTCGCTATCCTGGCCATATCCGAGATCACGCTAACGGCGAAGCTCTTGAAGTTGGCCTTCCCCGTCATGGCAAACTCGGCCACAGCGTCACGCGCCGTATTGAAACCGGTGGTGAGCATGTCGTCAGTTGCGCCCGCCACGTTCGCTGCGTCAGCCTGGATGTTGGCCCAAGCCCGCTTGGCGCCGTTTCGATAGTCGCGCTGCGCCTGCAATCTAGCCTCGAAGCCGTCGACCTCCATCTGCAACTCACGCGCCTGGTAGTCGGCGAGGTCTGCCAGCCGCTGCTGGTAGGCGTCCTGACTGAGCCGGCGCGACACGTCCTCTTGCTGCTCCTCCAGTTGTCGACGCGCCTCCGCATATTTCTGCCGGACGGTGTTTAACCGGTCGGTCTCTTCACGCTGGTCATCGCCCATACCTACGCCGGCCACATCCGCATTGATTGCATCCTGACGGGTCTGCAGGACCACTTCCATCGCCTTGCGGTAGGCATCGGCACTGTTACGTCGCACCTCGGCAAGCTTCCGATCTTCCTCGGCTCGCTTCTGCAGCACGGGATCGGCATAGGCCGTGTTGAGGTTTTTGATGCCGAGCTCCATCTCGGCGGCGGTGATTTTGCCCGCGGCTTGCGCCTTGCGCAGCCCCTGCACGCCCTCCGCCAGATCCTCCAGCCGCTTTTTCTCGGGCAACGCGCGGTCGATGATCGCGTCGAGGGCCTTGATCTCATCCTTTAGCGCCTTCGCGCGGTCCTTGCTGCCCTCGGTGGCATCCTTGTTGGCCTTCTTCTGCGACTCGATCGCGCTGGCAGCCGAAAGAATCGCCTGGCGATCTGTTTCGGTGAGGTCGGCGTTTTCCTCGATGTAGCGATTGGCGATTCTCGTCGCGTCGCCATTATCCTGCAGGCCTGCCAGCTGCTTCTGGA